TATATGGAGTTTACAATGACTGTAACCTACGTATATCGTGGCATTGAGTACACAAGAGTAGTCAAGAAATAGTTGACATGGGAGGTGCAACTCCTCCCTACTCTATTGGCGAGAGCCCCGTACGCGGGATACCTTGAGCCGTCTAGACGGTGGGATAGACCACAAAAAAGGCCAAAAAAATTTCAGTACTGAAGAAAGTAAACCAATACATTCTTAATTAGAAATGGCATACCCCGGATCATTTGACCATCAATCAAATGTAAACCCAACCCAGTTAACAAGACAGGGTTCTTTAAATGGTGGTAACGACTCGAGAGCACTCTATCTTAAAATATTTAGTGGAGAGATGTTCAAAGGTTTCCAAAGAAACACCATCGCACGTGACCTAGTACAGAAGCGTACACTTACATCAGGTAAGAGTATGCAGTTCATCTATACTGGTCGCACCACAGCTGAGTACCATGTACCCGGCCAGAGCATTTTAGGTAACGACCAAAAGGCTCCTCCAGTCGCTGAAAAGACAGTGACAATCGACGATCTCTTAATCAGTTCAGCATTTGTTTATGAGCTAGATGAAACACTTGCACACTATGATTTGAGAGGAGAGATCTCAAACAAGATCGGTTATGCTCTTGCAGAAAAGTATGACAGATTAATCTTCCGTGCCGTAACAAAGGGTGCTAGACAGGCTTCTCCTGTTTCTATGACTAACTTTGCAGAGCCCGGTGGAACACAAATCCAAGTTGGTGGCGGATCTGACGCAGACGACGCTTACAACGCTGGACATCTAATCAACGCGTTCTACGACGCTGCCGCAGCTCTTGACGAGAAAGGCGTGTCTCAAGACGGACGTGTAGCTGTACTTAACCCAAGGCAGTACTACGCGCTTATACAGAACGTAGAGACAAACGGCTTAATCAACCGTAACGAAAGAGGAGACGCATTGCAGTCAGGACAAGGCATCATTGAGATTGCTGGAATCCAGATCTTCAAGTCAATGAATATCCCATTCTTCAGCAAGTATGGTACAAAGTATGCTCCAGCATCTGGTGCACAAGCTGGTACTGACCTTGCAACTGTAAACCCCGGCAACACTGGTGACTTTGTTGACGTAGGTTTAGAGGACGGTAGAGCTTCTGTTGCTGGTATTAACAACAACTACGGACAAGCTTCTAACTTTGCTAACTCATGTGGCCTCATCTTCCAGAGAGAAGCTGCTGCTGTTGTCGAAGGAATTGGCCCACAAGTTCAAGTAACAAGTGGAGATGTGTCTGTTGTATACCAAGGTGACGTGATACTCGGTCGTCTAGCTATGGGTGCAGACTTCTTAAACCCAGCTGCTTCTGTTGAATTGTTCGCTGGAACAACAACTAAGCCTGCTGCGTTTGGTACTACATACCCAGCTAACGCTTAATTTACATTTTATACGGGAGCTTCGGCTCCCTTTTTTTCTTATGGCTTCCACAACTATTGACATCGACACAGAACTGTCCGCAGTAAATAATATACTGGGGGCTATAGGTCAAGCACCAATCACAACACTTAACTTTGACAACCCAGAAGTATCTTTTATATATAATCTACTCCGCGATGCCAACGTAGACACGCAGGCAGAGGGGTGGCATTACAATACAGAACTACATGTAAAGTTTTCTCCTGATACTAATAAAAAGATAGCAATAGGTAATGATATATTATCTATGGATTTACATGACAACCAAGCTCGTAGACATCACGATTTAGTAAGACGAAACGGATTTTTATATGATAAGTCCACACACTCTGATGAGTTTGATGGAGACATAGATCTTGATGTTGTAAGGCTATATGCTTTTGAAGACTTACCTATAGTATTTAGACGGTTTATTGTCTACAGAGCAGCATCAGCAGCAGCTACACAGTTAGTAGCAAACCCTAACTTAGTAAGGTTGTTATCAAACCAAGCTGGATTAGCACGAGCTGCTTTACAAGAGTATGAGTGCAATCAAGCAGACCACAGCATGATGGGATTCCCAGAAGGCACTGCATACCAAACATATCAACCCTTTAGAAATCTTAGAAGATAATGGCAGGCATTACACAAACTATTCCTCAGTTCTCGCTGGGCATGTCAGAGCAACCTGATAACTTAAAATTTCCCGGACAAGTAACAGAAATAGTAAATGCTATACCAGACGTTACTAAAGGTTTATTTAAAAGGCCGGGTGCTAAACGCATAGGAGCAGATAAATTATCTAACGTACAATCTGGAGGTTCTTGGTTTCATTATTTTAGAGATAAAACAGAAGGATCTTATATAGGCCAAGTTGCAGCTGATGGTCAGGTACGCGTATGGCGTTGCAGCGACGGTCAACAGATGACTACAGCCTACGGAACTGGTGGGCAAACAGCAATAACAAATTACTTAGCAACAAGTGCCCCAGAAAATTTACAATTCCTCACAATTAACGATACCACCTTTGTTAATAATCGTGATAGTACTAATGCTAATACTCTCGTTGGGACAACGGGAACTACAGATGATACTCCAGATGCTCACTTTGCGTTTGTAGAATTACTACGTACAGAAAACGGTAGGCAGTATGGATTAAATATTTTTGATAGTTCTACAGTCACAACTCAACACAGAGCAACACGAATTAAAATACAAAGTGATAATCTTAATGAAGAAGATGGCACAGGACATTGCCCGGGAATAGGTACACAGGTATTTAGTGTAGACTCTGGATCTAAAAAGAATTTAATTTTTAGACTTAGTATTTTAGGGCAGCAAGGTGTTAGCCCTAACTACGACGGTAACGCTACACAAAACGGTCAGAACTACAGATGTAGCTATCAACGAGACATTACGTTATTACATGGTGGCGAAGGTTATCAGACTGGTAACACTGTTCAAGTTACATTAACACAAGCTAGAGGTGGTGCTACAGGTACTACTAACGCTAATGGAATACAACAATTTGACAGCGATGCTACCTATACCATTGTAGTAGAGGAGCATGAGTCAACTCAGCTTAACGCTACAGTATTTGGTGGTTCTAATGGTAACGGTTTAGTTAGGCCAGAACCTACACCTTTCGATGCACAGACAGCTGTATCAGCAGACCAGATACTTGGTGGTATTGTTTCCGAGTTACCAACTGGTATCAATGCTAAAATTATAGGTAATGGTTTATATCTATCTTCATCTAACCCATTTAATGTAGATGTTGTAGAACAAGACTTAATGAGAGTCATGCAAAGCTCAGTAAATGATGTACAGGATTTACCAAACCAATGTAAACACGGATATATCGTAAAGATAGCTAACTCTCGTATGTCTCAAGAAGATGATTACTATTTACGTTTTGATGGTCAGAACGATAAAGATGGTGTAGGATCTTGGTCTGAGTGTGCTAAACCCGGCATACCTAAAACTCTAACTAACATGCCATTAGTTATACAGCGTACAGCTGCAACTACATTTACTGTTAAACAGTTTACATATAGAGACAGGCGTGTAGGAGACGAGATAACTAATCCTTTACCTACGTTTGTAAATAAGCGTATAAATAAAGTATTGTTTTTCCGAAACAGGTTAGCGTTTTTATCAGGTGAAAATGTAATAACGTCACGACCGGGAACTCTTGGTACGCCTGACTTTTTTATAGAAACAGCTCTTACAGTATCTACGTCTGACCCTGTTGACATATCAGCAGCCTCTATGTTTCCATCAGAATTATTTGATGGTATAGAAATAAACACAGGTTTACTGGTATTCAGCTCCAACCAACAATTTTTACTTTCATCCGATGATACAGTCTTTAACCCTGATACAGCTAAGCTGCGAAGTATATCTACCTTTAGTTATGATACTGCTATACCTCCTATTTCGTTAGGTACAACAGTGGGTTATCTTGACACTTCTAATAAATTTACTAGATTTAATGAAATGGCTAACGTCGCACGAGAAGGCGAGCCTAATATCATAGAAGTTAGTAAAGTTGTGCCAACATTATTACCTAAAGATCTGGACTTAATGACAAACTCCAGAGAAAACTCAATAATACTAATTAGTAAAACTAATACTGATGTAGTTTTTGGGTATAAATATTTTCAAACAGCAGATAAAAGATCTCAAGCTGCGTGGTTTAAATGGAAGCTAAACAATCCATTAGTATATCATTTTATTATAGATGATGAGTACTTCTTTTTAGATAGTGATTACTATTTACAAAGTATTAAACTAATACAAGCTGACAACGATCCTAGCATAGTACAAGATAATGTCGACTTCTTACTTCACGTGGATAATCATACTACTGTTAGCGGTGGTAGCTTTAACGCAACTACAAACATCACAACCTTTAGTGGTGTGGGTTGGTTAAATACAGTTACAACTCCTAATCATCAGCTAGTAGTGATTGACACTAACTCTAACTCATCACGAGTTGGTAGATACGCCAAGGCTACAGTGTCTGGAACAAGCTTTACGCTACCCGGAAACTGGTCTGGTGTCACACTTACAATAGGATATATTTACCCTTATGAGGTTAAGTTTCCTACTTTATATCCTACAAAAGTAACTGGAGGACAGTCTGCATCTGATGTCAATTCATCTTTAATAATACATAGAATCAAACTTCACTTCGGTAAGATAGGTCTATATGAAACTACGCTTGAACGTGTAGGAAAACCAGACTATACTGAAGTATATGAATCTACTGAACTAGATGAGTATGATGCGTCTGATGCACCATACCTCGAAGAGTTTGTTAAGACTGTGCCAGTATACGAAAAAAATACAAATGTTGAAATAACACTTAAGTCTTCACACCCCGCCCCAGCTACATTAAGATCACTGTCTTGGGAAGGGGACTACTCACCCAAATTTTATCAACGTGTCTAACATAGAACTAACAAAACAAGAAATAGGATACTTCTATTGGAGAATGAAAACCAATAGATGGTATGAAGAATATACTAAAAAAGGCATGAAACAGATGCCATGGGAACCTTGGATGGCAGATACTATAGAGAAACTAGAGCCGATATATAAAGAACTATATGAGTAAACACATTCACCCTTTAACAGTCGAAGCTGCCACAGAGGTAGCTTCTAACCTACGCTCAGACGACTTCAGAGAGATCCATGAGGGCTATGGATTAGATCCAAAGGTCTATCTACCCATAATGGCTCAAACACCCTCTGGAGTCTATTTTACATCGCCTAGCGGCAAGATTGCTGGAATGGCAGGCGTAGGTACAACAGGAGATATATGGATGCTCTGCACCCCCGTAATCCATGAAAAACCTATTTTGTTTGCAAGAGAAGCAAAGCGGTATGTCGATAGCCGAACTGAACCTCTCCTCTGGAACAAAGTTGACTATAGGAATAAAGTACATTTAAAACTACTAAAGTTCCTTGGCTTTAAATTCTTACGTAAGTTTGAATGGGGGCCAAACAATGTAACATTTATTGAATTTTGCCGTGTGCGTAGACGCTAATGCAGGGGCTAGAGCAGCTGCTAGACAAAGACAACGAGAGAAAAATGCAGTCTTTGAGCAAAAAAGATTACAATTCTTTAACAAAGAAACTAGCTTAGCTCGTGCTCAAAACAGAAATATTATAGGTTACGGACGTGACCTTAGCGACGCTTACGTAAGAGCCATATATGCTCAGGGTAAGGGCCGACTTAGAAACCAACAACTCGTTGCTAATTATTTCTCTAAGAAGAAAGTAGACGAGGGTGGTAGATCCAGAAAGTTTGGACAGAAAGGACTACAAAACTTATTAAGACAACAAACAGAAATACAAGGCGTAGTGCGTAATATGTTTGGAAGAAACTTAGCGTATGCACAAACAGGTGCAACACGTAAGTTCCAAGCTGCTAATGCACGTGCCAGAGAGAAACTAGGCGTACCAGCAGCATACGGTGCTCCTGTTATGATGCCACCTACAGATAGACTAACAGGTGCATTAAGTGTTGCAAGTTCGATTGCAAGTATAGTTACACCATTTGTTGGGTCTGACATAAAACTAAAAGAAAACATACAAGAAGTGGGCATGTCACCAAAAGGTTATAAAATATACGAGTTTAACTACAAAGGTAATGATACTCGCTATCGTGGTGCTATGGCTCAGGATGTTGTTAAGAAAAACCCAATGGCTGTAGGTATAAGAGATAACTACCTAACCGTTGATTACAGTAAGATTGACGTTGCTATGGAGGTAGTATGACTTCATCATTTCAAAATATTGTAGGTACACCTCGAGATCAAGTACCTGATATAAGTAGAACCAACTATTTAGAAATTGACTCTGACTTAACTGATGCTACTAACCAACAGATTAACGAGGATATAAAAGAGACAAGGCGACACTTCGATCAGATGGTGAAGCTAGAGGAATTAGCTGCTAGTAAATTTAGTAAACGGTTATCTTTAATAGCAAACATAGCTGGTAGTGTTGGTACGATCGCAAAAAGATTAAATGAACAAGAAGCTGCGTTAGAAGCAGACGGAGTAGGCAAAGCTGTTCGTGAAGAGGTTCGAGAAGACATAGATAATAGAGCAGAAGAAGCTGAAATTATCATCGAAAACGAACAGAATACCGGAGAAGCTATAGCTAAAGGACAAATAAAAAAAGATGAAACCTTAACCGAAACAGACAAGTTTGAATTAATTGATGGTTTTATACCAGACGAAGAAGCTGACTATAAGATGAATGAGTCTATAAGTTTTTATAAAAAAAAGAGTATAATAAATAATGTAGACGATCTTATGAGATCTAAGGGTGCATATAACTCTAGAAGTAATGATGAGTTTAACACACATAGAGAAGAAGTTATACAATCTTTTTTAAGAACTGCTGCTTACAACGAAATAAAAGCGGGCAGAGATCCTAACAGCCGTAGATTTAAGAGAAAGTTAATTAGAGAAGTATTACCTCTTGTATTCAAACGTTTAGATCAATCATCAACTTCTTTTCAATATGATCTTAAGAAAAACATATTAGAAGATCAAAACTTTGTACGTACTACAAGAATAGCCAAAGCTGTAGAAACTTCTTTTAAATCAATTGACGGTAAAATCGTAAATGACACAGTTTTTAAAGAAGGTGGTATTGTAGATCAAATAGCTATAGAAGAAAATATATCCGGAGCTCAAGCAAGGTCTTTATTTTTTACAGAAGTAGGCCAGTTAGTCAAAACTGGTGCAATAGAACCAGAAGCTGCTAGAAACTTAATCTCAGGTGTACCATACGTTGCTGCTAATGAGCAAGGTAAAACTTACGACAGTCTTCAAGATTATGTAGACAAACAAAAAAATCAAACATCTGATTTTGTAGTGCGAGCCAACGGTGATATACGAGTTTTAAATAAAATTATAACCGATGTTCAAAATAAAGAAATAGATATAGAAAAGCAAGCACGACTTGCTGAGTCTAAACAGTTTACTAGAGATCGAGTCATACCTCTAATACTAGAAAACAAACAAAAAGGCATCAGAGGTCTAACCGAATCTCAGGCTGGTGCGTTGGTAAGTGAGTTTATAAACGCTCCGTTTTATGTCGAAGGAGAAACTCCTATACCAGAAGAAATAAAAAGTTTTTTTAAAGAAGCATACACAGGCGGTAGTAGAGATCCGTTAGTTACACATACTGAAAAGTACAAAGATCACTATACAACAGCGCGAGAGTTTATTGAAAGAGACGTAAAAGCACTCGACGCAGCTGATAATGATTTAGATAATGATGATATAAGACTTATCGAAAGGTTAATGTCACAGTATAAAAAGTTGTTTTATGGTGAGCAGGGTATAGCTATAAAAGCTACAGAACTTGCTATAGCTAGAACTAAAGGTACAAATAATGAGTATACTCTTAATACCAAACGTGATGAAATATTAGGTCAACTGTTTACAGAAAAAAATCTTAATGCTATAAGAAAACAAATCGAGGCTGGCCCTATTTCAATAAAAGAGTCCGGTGCTTCTACTATAGAAAGAGTTATTAAAAAAATAAATAAAGATCCAGACTATTTTAAAAGTAAAACACCTTTTGATGGTGAGCCTGTTAATGCTTTATTTGATTTTGTTGATACTGGAGGGAAACGAAATAGAGAGATTATACAATATTATCAAGCATTAAAAGTAAGAAGAGTAAATGATGATAACGAAGTTGAAGTGTTATCAGGCACAGAAGCTATCTATGATCGAGCAGAAACATTAGGACTATATGACCCTAAAACTAAAATGTCAAATCCATACGCTCCTGTATTAAAAACTATAAGTCAAAAAAACGATATGGCTAACAAGCCTAACGATACAAAAGCTTTACGTAATTTTAACGATCAAGAAACAAGTGACTTTACAG